AGCGTATGGCACGACCATCTTGCTTAAAGTCAATATCAGGATAAGCGGCAAAAATAGTATTAAATGTGCCTTTATTATTCTTGATCTTGCCAATAATGCTCTTCATAACACTCTTGCTAATAATCAGCGATTTGTTTTGCAGCATATTCTTTGTATGACTGATACTATTGTTATATGCAGTGTGCTCAATATAATTTGTAATTGAGTTGTTTGCTTTGGCTGCTTTATTAATAATCGTTTCAATATTGGTCCAATTTCGATTATTGAATTTCTTTCCATCCTTAATACGTGGACCCATGAGATATACCTTATCAAGTCCCATATTAAAGATATTGTTAAGATTCTTCAAATCTTCAAGGAAATAAACTAGATTGATCTTTCTACCATTGATGTCTACAACACGATCTTCAGAATATACATATACTCCATTTACGGCATTCAAATCAATAGTTTCATATTGAGTAAAATTACCGGAGCGATAAAACGTAGGAATATTTACATATCCAATCTTGGTCAATTCCTTTGGAACCTTTGATCGTACAATCTTTGGTTTGTTTTTTACATATTCATTTACGAGGTCGCTCATTAGTGTGAGCGGCACAGTTTCAAATTGTAGATCCTTAAACCATGTACTCTTGGCAATTTCTGTATTGAAATTCAGATAGTACAGAATCTTTACATCTTTATTGTTGTCCAAATAATATCGAATTGCACTTTTATTGATTGTCTTTTTATTTACAATATCATTGATTACAATCTTATATTTTGGATTACACTGCAAACTATTCGCACTGTATGAATTTTGCGAATGTTTCATAATTCCTTTTTGGGAAATTTGAAAATAACTAAATGCTTGATTTACAACACGATGGTTCGTAACTTTTCCTAGATCAGCGTCATATACATGCAAGTTTTCGAATTTATTGCTGGAAATAATAATATTGTTCCAAGTCAGTGAATTGCTAAAACAATTTTCAAGTTGACGATATGCCTGATTGGTATATGAAGCACCAGATTCATCATAAATATGACCAAAAATCTTTCCGTAGATATACTTTGCCTCCCAAAGATTATTGGCAGTGGCAATCTTTTGCTGAATGCTATCACGCATCGATTTGATAATAAGATCAACCTTGCCACGAATAGATGCAATTGTCTTTTCAGTATATTGCAATGCTTCGCGGCTAGGTGCCATTTCAATCGAACCAATATCCATTCGCAATACAACTCGACTGGATTTTAGGAAGTTATAGAATGGAACAAATTTGGCATCGTTGTATCGGGAATTGTAATCATATACCAAGTCCCAAGTCATAGGATAACTGATATTTCCCATGACAACAAACGCGGCGGCAGGATTATTACTGGTGGCAGAATACAATTCCCAACCAGCACCATTGAGCATTGGTTCGTCAATATGCTTGTATTGCTTGATTTCTTCAGAAGAAATACCAACAACTTCAGGATATACGTTCCAATATTTGAAGAAATTCAAAGATTTGAGCTTAAAGTCAACCAAATCTTGATTCTTTACAGGAATAGTGATTTCCAGTCCAGAAGGCTCATTTGAATCTTCAGTGGTCAAATGAAGCAATGCGCCTACGCCGCTCTTGTCCAATACACAATTATAAGTGATCTTCTTGCCGTCCATATAAGATGTAACAAGAAAATTATCACCATACGCAAATCCACTCTTGCTACCAATTCCCAATTGGCCAATGAATTCGTTGCTGTTGCGTTTGGTACTTTCACCATAACTACAAAAGATATTCTTCATATCTTCGTAGGAAACACCCTTACCATAGTCACGTACCTTCCATTCTGGAAACAGAGTGGTTGGCAATGTTACTTTAATCGGTGCATCCTTTTTACCATTTTCAACGTTTGCGTCATATGCATTACAACTATATTCACGAATTGGTGCCAGCTTTTTATCGCTATAAAGCTGGTCACGCAAAATGCTCATAAGATGGCGCATATTGTGACGTTGAACTGCAAATTCAACCGTCTCAAAATTACCGACAGTGGTTACAAATCTATTATTTTCTTCAACTTTCATGAACTTTTATACAACGATGTTAGATTGAGTCTTGATCTTACTCTATGTGCGTCAGAAGTCAACTTGTTTTGTATAAAAAATAATGGGCATTACCATTGCGATAATGCCCATTTGATTAGCGTTTCCACATAGGATTAAGTTTACCTCGTCGAGATATAGAATAATTTTTTTGGTTTTTATCTCCGATGCCTTTTTGCCATTTTTTGTATATTCCTATTTTTTTTAAAAATCGTCTAATAATATATGGGCTTATTGAGTATCCAGACTTTGTAATTTCATTTGCTATTAATTTAGGACCATATTTTTGGTACAAATATATGATTTTAGTTTGAATTTCTTCTGGAATTTTAACAAATTCATATCCTTTCATTTTTATACTGTTTTGTTCAGCAATTATTCGCTTAGTTTCTTCACTACGAATATCTCCACGGGATTCCCATATTTTTTTATTAGCTACACCGATTTTATTTTTCCATCTTATTTCTCTTCCAACTAATTTTTTCTTTATTTTGTCTCTAACATCATTGCGTTGCCATAATCGTTTTGCTATCTCCCGTCGTTTTTGTTTGTATTCGTCGGTTTGTCTATATGCATAACTGGACGAATTTCGATTTTCAATAATTTGTTTTTTACGAGACTCTGATTGATTTGAATATGTGTCCCCTCCCATTCCACCAATTGCTATATTGTATCCAATTTTTCTATTGGTTGTATTTAAACTAGCAATCCAATATTTTTCACGGGTATTTAAATCTTCTAGTGAATGGCATTCTTCTAAAATTTCTTTTTTAAAATTTTCTTTCCCATATTTTTTAATAGCTTTAGCCAGTAATAATCCCGATCCATAATAGTTAGGATTATTACTGGCGTCTTTACCAATATAAACTTTACCGTTTATTAAATTTGTTGTTTTGTATACAATCATATTTATAAATATGATTCATAAAGTCAAAACAATAGATTATCTGTCACTTTTTTGTGACTTGATATAGTAACTTTTTGAGTTGTTCTTTCGTCAATGACTTGCCATCCAAAATTGTAAAGATATATGAACTTTTATTGGATTCTTTACCATACGCGGAGAAAACTGCAATAGCTTGCTCTTTACGAGTTGGTAATGTTTTAATTTTATTTACAAAATTGTTCATTCCATCTACGATTTTAAGAACTTCTTCGTATCCATCGCATATAGTTGATATAAATCCACGAACCATATTAAAACATTCGTAATCAAATTTTTCAATTAACTTCGTTTCAAACTCTTGATATGAAGGCATTCCAAATTCAAAAAACAATTCTATGGTATTTTCAAAAGTTGCATTTCCTTTGAAGGCGTGTAGTTTTAAATATTGAAATGATTTTACCTTATGAAGCATTTGACCGTCTTGGCTGTAAATAACTACACCTTCCTTACCTTTCCACTGTTCAACATTCTCTAATAGATCATTGACATCAGAAAAAGTATATGTTGCCGGACGCTTGAAATTTTTATTCTTCGCCCACATATCCAATTCGGATTGTTCAAACAATGAATAATCATCGTGGCGAACAATACCTACAACATACCAATCTGGTTCGGCACCATAGTTAATTACTATTTTATTTTGTGGACTTACCCACTCAAACAAAATAGACACATTCCATGTATCAGGTGTAGCGTGATTGATACTATTTAAAAACTTTTCCTTGAAAATTTCAAGTTCATGCCCGTTGTCCATAGTATGGGCGTCAACAGTTCCACGGGTACGTAGAATAAGTTGACCCTTATACTTGCTGACAATAAGCAATGAACCATCCAATTTTTCAACAACAGTGCAATTCTTTAGTGACTGTGGCACAGGAAAATGTTCAGGATTTTCCCCAAAATTAGTGAATTTAGGAAAACCTGCGCTGATAAGTTCGCCTTGATAGTTCCATACGGAAGAACGCAGATGCTTATTATCTTGAGACCACTTGGTTCCGATGTGTTGCGGCTGAACCAGCGTAACAACTTCACCGGCAACAAAATGGTCATGTGCCATGAATTGGGTCAAATCTAACTTTGTAAGGTCAATCTTCATACAATCAAGATATCAGGTTTTTATAGAAAGTCAACGAGAAAGTTTGTCTTGGGGAATTACTTCATACATTGATTCGGCAACATCATATATTCGACATCCTAAAGTTCTGGCATTGCTCCGTATGGTTTCTTCTTGACCTTCAAATAAAACAGAATCATGCAATGCAACATCAATATACGATGCACAATGCTGAATTTCTCGTAACCAATTATTAAATTTAATTTTATCGTTTTCAGATTTAAAATATATTTTCATATATTCCTATTTTCTAGAAAATCAAGATGTTTTTATAGAAACAATTTTCTTAACTTTTCGATTTCGGACGCAGGAACTTCGCTACGATGATAGCGTAAATAATGAGCGGCAAGTGAATTTGTAGTGTATTTTCCAATTTTTAAATCGTAATTTGTGCTACATTCACCACACGCACACCGATGAAATCCTTTGTATGGTGGACCGTGTTTTGCTTTTTTCATGAGCATGTCCATTTTTGCTGTATATGCATCATTTACAGCAGGTTCTTTGAGCCGAGATTGTGGCTCAATCATGAGCAACATATTGTTGGATATATCGTGCATATTTATGGAGTCTTTTGTTTCTCCAAATGCCATTTTACTACATTTCTGTAAAATGCTTTTACATTATCCATGGAAAGTGGATACGGAGAACTTACTTTGCGTGGATCGCCGGGATTGCCCTTTTTATCCAAATTGTCTTCGCGTAGAGCGCAACACCAATCGTATACTTCTTCTGCAAGTTTGTCTAATTCTTCGTTAGTATGCATAAATTTATTTATTATACCGTGATTAATTTCCAATTCCAATTACGAATACATACAAGTTGATTGTCAATCTCAAAAGTAGAGGTAAACTGACCTCTTGTGACCAGTTTACCTTCAACAATTTGATTTATCTTCAATGAGATTGGCTTTTTTTCACAAACCGGCTCATTGTCTTTTACTATTTGAATTTTCATACGCCCAATCTAACACGGACATTATAAAAAGTCAACAGAATTGTCAGTCAAATTTATATGCAGGAATCGTATAAGTAGTGGCACTATCAAATGTAGTAACACCTAGATTGGTGGACACATTAACATTTGACAATGCTGCATTAATTATGATCTGTTCAATATCTGCTTTCACATGCAGTGAAGAATAACAATTGGTTGATACCCAACCATTTTTCAACAAATATTCGAGAATGTGATCTGCCGCGTAATTACTATTATTCATATTTTCAGTAGTTTACAATCTAAAAAAGTTTATTTCTTTTAATTAAATCCAATAAAATCCATTGCTTTTAATCTATCGATAGCATCATAAAGTTCAGGATAATCGTTTTTATCGATTTCTTCTAATACTCGCATTGGATCAACAATTGTAAGATCTGCATCTTCATGAACAAATGAAAAATCAGTTGTGCAATCAGATGCTCCCGGCAAACTGTTAAACGGAATATATTTTATAGTGCTATATTTAGCTTTCATATCAATTACCTTCGCTCTTACTATATTCAACATCAAAAATAAAACTCTTGAAAGTTTCCAAGTCTTCTTTGTCATCTTCTGAAATTTTATTTTCATTGACTAGTTTAAGATATTCAGCAATTGTACTTGCCCAATAGCCGGGAATAATTAAATTCTTTCCATCGTATTTCAAATCATCGTGTTGAATAACAGGTTTTTTTACGGCATCGCCTTTCATGTATAATTCTTTTTCCATATATTTTTTTGTGTATGGGCAATTGCGACATCCAAAATGACAACAATAGCCTCTTTTTAATAAAAACTTACTGGTAAATACATATTTACCATTTTCAATTGTGTAGTCTATACCTTCTTGCACGCGATTTAATATCCTCTATCACGCGCATTTTCAGGAGCATATCTGCATATTGTCAATTCTACAGGACTATTATGCCAAATTTCATCGATAATTGCAGATACAATCTTCCAACTACCGCCTGCCAGACCGCAACCAATATTATATGGCACACTTGCAGTAGTTAGGTTTCTGGCTACAACATCTTTATGTATCGCATCCATTGCTCTGTAAAAACCTTCGTAATGTGTTTGCCGAATTTGATTACCAAAATTGTATTGTCCATACAAGTTGTATATAATCTTGCCGTCTTTACCAGTTGCACTAGTAAACGTACCTAACTTATTAGCATCGCCAACTGTTGTTGCATTGTCTGCCGCCACAGCTTCTGGATAGAAGCGACGTATTTGTGCTGCAACTCCACTTGCCATGCGGCAATGACAATTTGCTTGATGGATAATGCATTGAGCATTATGTTCAAAAATGTTTTTATCAATTATTTCAATCATGTTTTTACTATAGGTTAAAATTTAAACGCTTGCAACTTTTTTTAGAATCTTTTCTACGATAACAGAAACATTCGCAGGACAGCTTTTTATAGATTCAAATTCAATATTGTGTTTGTTCAATAC